CCAGAACGCGAATTTATGTTGCCTCTTGTAATTTTGAGAAGATAGCACAATGAAACGTGGTGTAAAGAAAGTAAACAGGTCTACTTGGCTGAAAGCTGGTGGGGCTTTTCCTGAAAAGCCCACTGGTGTCAATGCACTGAATGCAGCTGAATTACGATATTATAAATGGATCGTACCAGCGATGCAGGAAGTGGGTTTTGGTGGACAGTCTGACCTGATGGTGGTGATCCTAGCATGTCGAATAGCAGTCAGAGCAGACCTGTTGCGAAAAAGTCTGGAAGGATTAACCGATCTGTTGATACCAGGACAGCGGGGGGCACAGATCCACCCAGTGGTTCAGGAATTGAGCCGAACGGAAAGCCGGTTAAAAGACGTGCTAGCGGCACTGTACCTAAGTCCGAGAACCAGAGGGTCGTCAAAACTCCCAGTCAATCTGGAAGCGGAAATAAGCGGAAGTCAACCGGAAGAACAGAACCCCATCCTGAAACTGTTGCAGGGTTGACCACAGACCTGGTGACCATCGGCGAACAGAAAGCACTGCAGGTCAAAAGGTTCTTTGAACGGTGTCTGACCCACCAGCAGGGTAGCCTAGCTGGGCACAGTTTCGCGTTATCTGAATGGCAATTCACCGACATTATCCAGCCACTGTTTGGAACCATCAGGGCTGATGGACTGAGACAGTACAGGACCAGTTACATCGAAATCCCAAGGAAAAATGGCAAGTCCACCCTGTGTGCAGGGATTGCACTGTACCTGTTGCTTGCAGATCCAGAACAGGGTGCAGAAATAGTCAGTGCTGCAGCAGACCGTGAGCAGGCTTCCATTGTTTTTGATCTTGCAAGCAGGATGGTCCAGTCTAATAAGCTTCTGTCTGAACAGTGTCATGTTCTTAGAAAAGAGATCATCACAAAATCAGGCAATCGGTACAGGGCACTGTCTGCTGATGCATATACAAAACACGGGATGAACTGTTCAGCGATTATTTTCGACGAACTGCACGCACAGCCAAACCGTGAACTGTGGTCTGTCCTGACCACCAGTGTGGCTGCAAGGCTGCAACCACTCACAGTGGCAATCACCACGGCTGGGCATGACAGAACCAGCCTGTGTTATGAAATGCACAGCTACGCAAAATCTGTGCTGGATGGATCCATTCAGGATCCCACATTCCTACCCATCCTGTATGCAGCAGGGGAAAACGATGACTGGAAGGTGGAATCCACATGGAAGAAGGCTAATCCCGGTTATGGAATCAGTGTCAGACCAGAGTATTTAGCACAGGCTGCAGCGGAAGCTGCAACATCACCAGCCAAGGAATTAGCATTCAGAAGGCTGCATCTGTGTCAGTGGACAGACACTGTCACCAGGTGGCTGTCATTCGACCTGTGGGACCAGTGCCAGTGCCCCAGACCAGATCTGGATGGTAGACCCTGCTATGGGGCACTGGATCTGTCCAGTACACAGGACTTATCTGCTTTTGTGCTAGCATTCCCACTGGATGATGGGACTGTGTGGGTGGAACCCCACTGCTGGGCACCACGGGGTGTTCTGAAACAACGCGAACGCTCTAACAGAATGAGGTATGACCAGTGGGTGGGCAGTGGTCACCTGAATGTCACAGATGGTGATGTGATTGAATACGAAGAAGTTTATGCACAGATCAAGAGACTTGCCACACAATACAGGATACAGGATATCGCAATAGACAGATGGAACTGTGCCCAGCTAGCCCAACAGATGCAGTCAGATGGTCTGCAGGTGGTGGCATTCGGTCAGGGTTACGCTTCTATGTCTCCTGCTGCAAAAGACTTTGAAACCCTACTTGCAAGCAAAAAGATCAGACATTCTGGTCATCCAGTATTGCGATGGTGTCTAGGAAACTGTTCAATAGAATCTGATGCAGCAGGCAACATTAAGCCTAGTAAAAGCAAAAGTTCAGAAAAGATAGATGCACTGATTGCATCTATCATGGCTGTGGCCAGATCCAGAGTAGGTGAAGCAGGGGGCAGAATCGGACACAATGCACCATCTGTATACGAATCTAGGGGGATGATGACCTTATGAACCTAGCTGAAAGGCTCATGTCATCCATTACCAGGGCTGCATACTATTTTGTAGGCAGTCCAAAAAACCGTATGCCCAACCTTAGGGATCCCGCCCTGAACAGTTTCTTTGGTGTGCCCACCAGTACTGCTGGTGTTGCTGTGTCGGAAGACACTGCACTGACCTACAGTCCTGTGTTTCAAGCCATTCGTATCATCAGCGAAACCATCGCAAGTCTTCCACTGCATGTGTACGACAAACAGCCCGGTGGTAGGGTCAGAATCGATGACATTGCTGTGGCCTATCTGCTCAAAACCCAGCCTAATTCAGAGAGTTCAGCATTCCAGTTCCGTGAAAGCATTGTGGCGCATGCTTTGTCATGGGGTAATGGTTTCGCTGAAATTGAACGCGACATATTCGGCAACATTAAAAACCTGTGGCTACTACCACCAGACCTAGTCAAAATAGACAGGGACACCAACGGGAACCTGTTCTACAAATACCAGATTCCCGGTAGTTCTGTGGTCAGGCTTGCACCATCAGATGTGTTCCACATAGCTGGTCCTGGTTTCGATGGGATCACAGGCTACAGCCCCATCAGGCTTGCACGGGAATCCATCGGACTGGGTATGGCTTGCGAACAATTCGGGGCTGGTCTGTTTGGGTCTGGGGCTAGACCATCAGGGATGTTAGAACATCCGGGTAGACTGTCTGATGATGCTAGGGGAAGACTCAGGGGAGACTGGGAAAGGCTGCACAGTGGACTGGATAACAGCCACAGGGTAGCCATTCTGGAAGAAGGAATGAAATGGACAGCCACATCCATTCCACCTGATGATGCACAGTTTCTACAGACGCGAAAATTCCAGATAGAGGAAGTGGCACGGTGGTTTAACATCCCCCCATCGAAACTCAGGGACACAGGTGGGGTTTCTTATTCGAGTCTGGAACAAGAAAACATCGCATTCCTTAGTGAAACCCTTAGACCATGGCTGGTCAGGATCGAACAGGAAATCAAAAGAAAATTGCTTTCCCCTGAATCTGACAGCTACTACGCCGAACATTCAGTAGAGGGTCTGTTACGCACAGACCTAGCTGCACGGTATGCAGCGTATGCTGTGGGCAGAAACTGGGGCTGGTTAAGCATCAATGAAATTCGGGCACTGGAAAACCTAGAACCAGTACCAGGTGGGGATGTATACCTGCAACCGTTGAACATGCAGCCACTGGATGGACCTGGTGGGGCACAGGCACCACCAGCGGCACCATCTGTTACCACAGCCCCAACCACAGCCCCAGCACAGCTTCCAACAGCAGACACACCAGACAGCGCAACTGCTTCAGTTGGAACGGATGCTGGGGCTGTCATCCACAGTGCTGCATGGTGTGAAAAACTTGCACAGGACATGACAGACCACCAGATCCCATCCTGTGAACATGGCTACACCAACAGATGCAGGATCTGTGGCATTGAACGGGAAAGAGTTCTGATCCCACCACCAGAACCAGGTGGACAGCACAGCTGGGGGATCAAGTGGTCACCCATTGATGTAAACAGGTCTGTCTATATTAGAGACAGATATGATGGTATAAATTTCAAGCCACCTGATGGTGTTAGGAAAGAGGCTGAACTAGGATTGAAGTGGCGAAAAGAATATAACAGAGGTGGAACATTAGTAGGTGTGGCAAGGGCTAGGGACTTGTCTAATGGTGTTTCAGTGTCACCGGAAACTATAGGTCGAATGGTCAGTTATTTTGCTAGGCATGAGGTGGACAAAGAAGGTGAGGGATGGTCACCTGGTCAGGATGGTTACCCCAGTGCTGGTAGAATTGCATGGGCGTTATGGGGTGGGGATTCAGGTAAAACATGGTCTCAAAAAGTGTCTGATCAGATGGATTCTATAGATGAGGAAAAAAAAGATGGAAACTAGGGCACTGGGGACCATGGGACTGGATGCTGGGAAGCTGGTGGGCTATGCAAGCGTCTTTGGCCCACTGTCTGAAGATCTGGGCGGGTTCAGGGAAAGAATCGCGCCAGGGGCATTTAATCGCACATTACAGAACAAGTCTTCTGATGTGCGAGCACTGGTGAACCATGACAGTACCATGGTTCTGGGAAGGCGACAGAATGACACCTTGCAACTGTCTGTGGACAGCACAGGGTTGAAAGTCACGATTAACCCACCATCCACCAGCTACGCTGCAGACCTGATGGAACTGGTCAAACGGGGTGATGTGTCCCAGATGTCATTCGGATTCATCGTCACACCTGGTGGGGAATCATGGGGTGTGGAAGACGGTGTCAAAATCAGAACTGTATCTGATCTGGAACTATTAGAGGTTTCAGTGGTGTCCATTCCAGCCTATCCTGACACCACAGTAGCTGTCAGGGGGCTGGGTCTGTGGGAGTCTGACAGACTGCAAAAGCGTCTGCAGAATCGGGGGAATCGGATAACATTACTGCAGCTGATGCTGCCGGGGGGCTGAACATGACTGATCGACAGAAGCTGGCACAACAGCGTGCGGGGCTTGTGAAACAGGCTAAGAATCTACACGATCTTGCATCACACCGGGAATGGACACCGGAAGAATCGGCTAAGGTGGATGATATCGTAGCACAGATTCAATTGCTGGATACTAGGCTGGTAGCTGCAGAGGAATACATTGCAGCGGATTCAGCAGAGGATACCACGGAAGAACCAGCGGCTGAACCAGCGGCTGAACCAGCCATGGCAGATCCAGAACAGCCACAGCAGAACAATCTGGCCCGCCGCATTGAAAAACTAGAGGGTCTTCTAGTGTCCAATCGCCGCACTGCACCAGCTCCACTGGGTTCCCCTGCTTTTGTGCGGGATTTCAATGATCGTCGTCTTGAATCAGACCGCCGGTCAGCATTGCAGGGATGGTGCCTGGGCCGTGAAGCCACTGCACAGCATCGGTCTGCTGCACAGCGAACAGGTCTGGATCTCAATAATGATCGACTGGTCCTTAAACGGGCACAGTCCACCACGGTGGGTGATGGTGGTTACACCATTCCACAGGGATTCCTTGCAGAACTTGAAAAACGATTGTTGTACTACAACAATCTTCGCAATGTCTGCCGGGTTATTCGCACTGACACCGGAAACCCACTCCCATTCCCTGTCACTGATGACACTGGGAACCCTGCAGCCATAGGTGCAGAAAACACTGCACCATCAGAAACTGCAATGACCTTCACACAGGTCCTTCTCGGTTCCTATCGGTATGAATCCCTGGTCCTGACCAGCAACGAACTGTTGCGGGATTCAGGTCTGGATCTTGCATCTGAAATCGGTGGTATGCTGGGTGAACGCATCGGGCGCAAGGAAGCCACTGACTTTACCACGGGAAATGGAACCACAGCCCCACAGGGTGTGGTGACAGGATCCAGTACTGGTGTTGCTGGTGCAACCACCACCACCATCACCTTGGCTAACATCATGGGGCTTATCGGGTCCCTTGACTATTCTTACCAGCAGGGTGCAAGTTTCATGATGCATCAGGCAGTGTGGAACACGATTCTGCAACTGGCTGACAGTCAGTCCAGACCACTGTTCCTAGACCTGCTGAATGGGAATACCCCTAAGCTTTTGGGGTATCCAGTCATTGTCAACAATGCCATGGCTTCAAGCATTGCAGCCAATGCCAAGACCATCCTGTTTGGTGATTTCAGCAAGTACATGATTCGTGATATCGGTGATATCGAAATCATCCGGTTGAACGAACGATATGCTGAAAAGTACCAG